AACGCTACAACAAAACCACCTCCAATGATGAACAGTAGTTTATTGAGGTTGTTGTTGAGGTTATCCTGAGAAGCCTTGATGTGTGTGATATCGTTACGCATCTCTACAAGGTTTTTCTCTAGCAGGTGATGCCCTTCAATATACTTGGTTTGAACAGACCTGATCTCAGCGAGGCTAGCTGCTAAGTCTTCGATCTCTTTCTTGATATACTGCAGTTCTGGTGTACTCATGGTGGACCTTATCTCCATTGTATTATTATTATTATTTGACAAACTGAGCACGCTCTGCCTCCCGTCGCCGGATCAAACCATTGACGACACGCCCGCCTGCTTTGTTCCACCGTTGGAACTCAAGTGAAGCTCCATAGATATCCTTAGCGTTCAACTTACGCAGGATCGTAGATTTACTAAAAGCTGTACCGCCTACGTTGTAGATGAGCGAAGCTACAGCATCATACTGGTTTTGTGTTAGAGGCACTTTAACGTACTTATTGATGACGGCTTCGACCCATGCAAGATCCTGGCGCAGTAGCTCTTCGGCTCCACGCTGAGTAATCTTCATACCAGGCTTGACGGTCTTAGTGTGTCCATACCCAATTGTCCAAACCCCTACGATATCTTTGTAGGCGATTAGCTCACATCCTTCGAACTCCTTAATCAGAGATACGTCGGATACGCTAGAGACGCGACTGGACATAGGTGGGGTGATCTTCTCTACTGGTTTCGCAGTAGTAGCAGTGAAGCTCTTAAGAATGCTCCCTATGAGCAGTTTGATAACGTTGATGGCATTTTCCAATATAATAGTTCTCCTATTGAGGATCCATAATTAAGTTAAATCCTCATTATGTGGTATTAAGAGCGAAGCCTTCTTAACGCCCTCGTTTACTGTTGTTAGAGAACTATTTGTAGAAGCATCTATAACAGTAGTTCCGCCTGTGTTGTTTGTTAAGCTTGTATCTCCGGAGATATAGAAAGAACCAGTAGTACAACTTGCATCAATCTCAAGGCGTCCACCTTGGAGGTTTAACTCCTGGGCTTCAACACTGGTAGCGTTAGAAATAATAATGTGTCCTGTACACTTCCTCAGAGAGAAAGCTTTACCATTAGCATTTACAGTGACCTGCAAGTCATTCGGTGTAATGAAGCTACAGTTCTCAAAAAGTGTTCCTGCTCCTGTAGTTTTCTGTGTTATACCTGCGGCTGTGTTGATAATGGAATCTACAACACGACCTTCACACTCAGTAAAGGCACCAAGACCGTTTGCACCAAGGATACAGTTTACAATACGTGATAGACCACCGAGTTGTCCCGCAAGAATGAGCTTCTCAAAACCTGATGAAACAGTATTTACACCAGCCTGAAGCAGAAGAACATTACCAGAACCAGAACCACCAATAACAGTAATACCTGAGAGGTCATCTGTTGCCAAAGCCATAAAGAAACCTGATAAGAAAATCTTAGTAAGGCCTTCACGTCGAGCAATAGCGATGGCAGTTGCCATATTGTTGATAGGGTGTGCAGGTGTACCATGAGGGTAGGTTACGGTGCTATCAATAGCGCCTTGTTGGAGGTAGACACCACCGTCAGTAAAGGTAGTTCTGTTGATGTTCTGGCTGTCAAGGACTTCCACGTTAACCACAGCAGTCCCAGAAGAGTTATCAACCACCTTACCAATACCTCGTACTGTATACGTTCCAGCGGTAATAGTGCTGTCAAAAACAATTTGGCCAGAAAGGATATCGATAGATACGTTATCATCACCAACGGCATTGTTGATTAGTTTCATACCACCAGTGTAGTTACGAATAATGAGGTTTGTACCACCACCAGAAAGGTCAATAGTGGCAGTCTGTTCTGCCTGTCCACCAGGAACACCTGAGTAACAGTTGATAAAGCTTGCAAGCTCTCCGTTAAGAACAATATCCCCGATACCAATTTCACAGTTCTCCACGTTACCATCTACGTAGTCGATCCCCTCAATACGACAGTGAGTAAGGTTGTTGTTACCGTCTAGAAAACCTGAAACAGTAGCATTCCTGAAAACACAGTTAGTAATACTAGCTTCATCTGTCAGACCAATGTATGTCTTCGTTGAAGACTGTCCAATAAACTCAAAGTTGTCAATAATGTCCGTAGTTTCAAACGTAAAGTTACCCTTGATTTTGATTACATCAAAGCCTCGGAGTTGAGAAATAAACTTAGCGTCTGTAAGGTTGTTTACAGGGAACTGTGCGGTTCCTAGCGGGTACGCTTGTCCTGACTTTCCGTTAACAATATCAATCGTAACAGCGTTCTGGAATGAGGAATACTCAATCTCAGATGTCTGAACCAGACCAGCAGAGTTAGAAGAACGAACAGATACTTGGTTAACGTTAACTTTATCGGCTAGGTTAGTATTGGCTCCTGAGAGGTTTACAGCATACTGACCATCTTCAAAGGTTACTGTGTAGCCATTAATAAGTTCTACAACCCGAGCAAGAGTAACACCACCAACCCCAATAGGGGCAACGTGGTTGTGGGTTGTGGGTTGGGTCATACCAAGCGTACTGTCTTCGATGTCTTTTAGTTCTAGTCGGAAAGAGTTGAGGTCAAGTTCCCTGATTTCTGTAGGTACAGATTGGAGCAGGATCATGTCTGACCGTGGGATGGAGATAACTTGCGTACCCCAATCAATAGAAATAGGCATAAATGAGCTCCTTTATGTCGTAGAACTTCCGTTCATGTTTCTGACAATAGCGAGGGCGGCGTGAGCATTAGACTCAGCTTGTTGTAGCCGCCCCGTTAGCATTTGAACGTGTTGTTCCATCGCTACGATCTTTTTGTATAACGCCTCACGGGCCTCCCGCTCAGCATAAACAGCGGCAAGAAGCTTGTCAACGTTCTGTGCTGTGATTTCTCTTTGTAGTTCTGTTGTCATGGTTTACTCATCTGGGATAAGCTGAACAGTCGTACTAAAGCCTGACAGCGAGTTAATTGTACCAACAACATCCCCTGTCTTGTAAAGGTCTCCGGGGGTTGTTGAAAGACGAACACGACCTGTGATCGGTTGGTTAGCGGCTAAAGTTCTTGAGTCAGTGATCTCACCGTTAGCATCAGTAGCCCCAGAGATAATCGTGTCGCCCGCTGTCAGAGGTCCACCAGCAGCAGCTTGGATGAGGACACGAGCGCCGACTAGGTTAGCCTTAGTAGTGGCATCCACGACCTTGATAAGTGTAGTTACAGGGTCGATGACAAAGACAACTGTTGCACCGTCTGTACGGTAAGAGAAGGCAGTATCAGTAGAACAACCAACAAGGTTAATTGTAACTGTCCCTGTAGTACGCTTAATGTGAAACAGGCTGTCGTTTACGTTGTTAGAAGCGTTGTAGCCTATGAAGTCACAGTTGCGTAGGGTCATTGTTAGCGGGCTAGTTGTACCAAATTCAATAGAGTGAGTAGCAGCAGTACCCTTTTCAAAGGACATACCATCTAGCTCACCATCAGGGTCAGCAGCAACATTGTAGAGCATGGAAGAAGTATTAGCTGTACCTTCATAACCAGAGATGCTGCTGTTAGTAAGAATAGCCCCTCCAGCGACAACTTGACCACAAACTTCCCAAGCAGAACCTGTGCAGATTTGTCCTGAACTGAAGGTAGTGATACCAGCCCTAGAGAAGCGGCAGTTTCTACCAACAAATGTTCCTACATTAAGGTTTAGAACCGTTGGTGATGTAGTGCCAAGGTGAGAGAGGGTAATACCTGTCCACTCAACATTAGAAGATGCATCTACAATAGAAATCTCATTGAATGTTGAAGACAGGAAGGTATCATCTAGAACAATAATTGATCTGTTGCTATCTCTAAAGTCTACAGGCGTACCTGCTTGACCAAGAACTAGGTGACCGTGGAAAAGGTTACCACCCTGAATAGGTGTTAGTAGGCCCCAAGCGCGAGTTGTGTCAGCATCAAAGGCAGCAGCGCCAGCAAAAGTTGCATAGCCGTTAGCCAAGTCACCGTCTGTAATTCTTAGTTCACGACCATGACGAATAACGTCAATTCCGTTTGGGGAACCTTTTAGAGAGCCTGAACCAAGAATCTTCCACAACACACCAAAGAAATCAGTGGCATTGGGGTTTCCTGTAGTTGTGCTTGGAGTAGTTGTAGGGTCTACAGCATAGATACGCCAACCAGCTAGGGCTGAACCCTCACTATCGCTACCATCAATGTAGTAGTGGTCGTAAGCGTTGGTACCAGACCCGACGACAAACTGTGTGCCGCCGAGTGCTTGGGTATCCATCAAGTTACGGTTGTTTTGCTTTGCCCAAAGGTAAACTGCATCTCCAGCAGTAATCGTAGTTGCCCCTGCACTGAAGATAATACCTTTTTCAGTAGCAGTAAAGCCAGCCTTAGAAACACACTGGTTCCCTTGGATATAGTAGTCTGTCTCATCAGAAAGCGCAGCAGCGCCGCCCCCAAGGGCAGACCAACCTGTTAGCGTTTCCGCTGTAGTGATGTCAACTAAGTCTGTTGTATAAATGGGAGCGGCCATGGTTTATCCTCTTTATAGGTCTGAAGTACGAATTGCGGTAGTAGAACCACCAGCAGAACCGATAGAACCTGTAGTCTCAAACGTCTTAATCGGAGTACCAGCACCATCGCGTACACGGATAAACAGTGGACGATCAGCGTTGTAAACAACAGTGAAGTTCTCTGTAGTTGCTGTTGCCAGCTTATCAATGTAAGTAATGTAGACACCGTTACCTGCTGTAGCAGAATCCAGTTCATCAACACCGTTAAAGGCATAGTTAGTGTCAAGTGTAAACGTGCTACCAGTGAAGCTAGTGTAGTTCAACAAGCGGTCAAAGCCAGAGTCGTTAACTACACGGATTGTCCCAGAGGAAGGTGTGTCCGTAGGAATAGACACTGTAGTAACAACAGAACCCTCTGTAGCAGTGGTCAAGCCAGTGTTCAAAAGAAGTTGTGTCTTGTTGATTGTACCAGCAGTCTCTGAAGTAACCAGAACACGGTCTTCACCAATAACCAAACCACCAACAGAGAATGTTACGTTGTTAGGTGGCTGATATGTAAGGTTATCAAGAGCACGGAGCAAGTCAGAAGCGCTAAGGTCGTTAGTGTCAATACCAACACCATAACCACCGATCAGAGCCGAGCCAGTAGACTGACCAGAGAACGGGAAGCTAAGCGCACGAGCGGTTGCCGCAGAGACAATACCTGTGGCAGCACCAGCACCAGTGATTGTACCAGAAGTAGGGGCGGAACCTGTCAGAACCTGAATCCATACCTTAGTAGTGGAAGCACCAGCAGTGTTATCTACAGCAAGGATTTGACCAGAACCACCAGTCCAAGTAACAGCTTCGGGTTCAACCCAAGTGCCTGTACCAGAGCTAATAGTAAGCTGGTGTGTGACGCCACGGAAGATGTCAGCAGCAAGCCCATAGAGTGTACCTGTCTCAGCCTTATAACGAGTTACATACTTGGTGTACTCATAAAATTGGTTGATGGAGGCTGTACCACGATCCCACTGGGACCAGAAGAACTCATCAACTGTGTCGTTGTTAACGTCTAGACCAATGTAACCGTCTGTAAGGTTTGAGATAGAATCAAACGGAGCAACAAAGGTTGTACCGACAGAGCTATAGAGAGCGTTAGGTAATGTAGCGTTGTTAAGGTCGCCAGAGTCTGAAACAGCGAGAACGTTGTTACCGTTGTTGGTAGAGTTAATAGTAAACTCCGAGTAGGTCTTACCAAAGGTACGGCAGAAGCCAACGATCTTGCGGTTATCTGTAGCAGTACCACTAACGATTACTGGAACCATGAAGCGGTGAGAAATACCGTTGTTGGCATCCGCATTGAGACCCTTAGCAATGTAGAATACATCAGCAGCAGTGTTAGTGTTTGCTGTACCACCGTACATGAGGTTATCAATAGTCAGTGTGTCAGCGGTGTTAGAACTTACGAGACCCTGAGAGCCATCAGTAACGTTACGGACAACATAACCAACCCATTCGTCAACAGTCCAGCCAGAGCCAGTGTCAATAAGAGTGGAAGTAGAGCCCCCAGTAGCAGCGCCGTGGAAGCCACCTTGGTTCCACCAGTCATCAGCAAGAACAGCACCGTCTTGAACGACACCGAGTTCTACTTCAGGGTTGCCAAAGTTAACGATACCATCGTATACGTCAGCACCGGCGTTTTGAATGATAGTACCGTCATAAAGATGCTCACTCTCTGCTGCACCAATGTTGAAGCCGTTGAGCAAGGTGATAATGTTATCAGTTGAACGGTCAGAAGGTGTTAGGCTTGAGATGTCAAGCAGGTCATCACCAGAAGCTGCAGCATCGTCAGCGAAGTCTTGCAGGTTACGGTGAAAGTCAATTACGGTTGAGTAGGACGGAGCCGCCCCATTGTGATCATCGCCAATATAGCGAATATCGCCATTAGCAGCGATGGACCAGTCGGTTGATACAAAAGCCATCTAGTATTCTCCAGTTTATATATTGAGTGTTCGTGTCGTTACTAAGTTTGTCAGGTCAGACCCGTTCCATGTTTCATAGAAGGAGTCTTTAAGAGTAGAGGTGCTGTAAGGCACCAGCCTGTAGTAAGTACTTGTCGTGTACACATAGGAGTACACATCTCCTTCAACAGTTGCGCCTACCAGTGTAGGCTCTTCTGTCCAGTTGCCTACGTAGTCCATCCATGTGAGTTCATCAGAAGGGTCATATCCGACGGCAGCAGCTGCACTATTCGCTGCTTGTTGCGCCCAATACTCCGCTTCTTGCCTTGCGGCTTCAGCAGCCCACATGTCGGCCTCTGCTGATAGCATGTAACCTTCAGAGTTCGTAGCTGAAGTTGATGAGGCTTCGGCAGAGATTACTGCTGCTGCTGCTGATACCGCGCCCGCGTCTGCATCTGTGTCCGCCGCTGCGGCTGATATACCCGCTGCAATTGAGTAAGCCTCTGCTGCATCCTTGGCGTTCGTAGCTATATTTGATGAGCTGAGAGCAGCTGACGCTGAACTATCTGCGTCTATTTGTGATGCTAAAGCAGTCGCCGCATAACCCATAGCTTGGGATGCTGACGTCGCTGCGTTTGTAGCTGACGCTGAAGCTTGGGCCGCGTAAGCGGCGAGAGAAGTCTCACCGAGTTCAGACCAGTACTTAGCGTTGCCTGGAGTATCACCATCATTGTAGTCGTTAGGATCTACTATGAAAGGCGGGGGTGTTCCAGGTGAGGTACCATCAGAGTAGGCCCTGGATAGTTTGAAGTACCACTCAGCTGCGTACTGAGCATTGTTTATTAGTGTACTAGCGCAAGCCATTGTTGCCTCCCTGATGGTCGTAGAACCCGCCCCTGTTATTAGGGACGGGTTAATTGGATGATTAAACTGTTGCGCTGGATTCCATGCCGATCTCCATAGAATTCACTGCAAGAATACTTGCCCACGGTGATCCCGTGGAGGGATTGTTTGGTAACTCGACCATCCACGAGGAGTCGGCTGCGGTAAAGCTTTGGCCTGTTTCTGTGTAATCTGATGAGCCTATCCGCAGCAGAGGCTTAACGAGCATACCCGGATCAACAATAAATTGTCCACCATACCCAAGAACTACTGACTCAACCGCATATCCTGGGTAGTTTTCTGTTGGGATGTCAAAAAAGTTGAATGTCCGCTTTTCACCTGGAGATATGGCAGTTATGCCTTGAGCGTCCCAAATAGAGTCCCAAAGATACCAACCCTGAATGTTGCCTACGGCCCCAACCCAACCATTGTAGAATCCATCAGTTAAGGCCATATCTACCTCCCACGTTAGGCCACGGGTATCCAAGTCGTCTACAGTTATAAAGCCCCAAATATCAGGGTACGATGCAGAGGTATAAGTACAACCAATACTAAACTTGGTGATTGTGGTGTCTGTTGCACGAAGAGTGTCAATAAGCCCAGTATCATGGACTAATACACCGTCCTTCCAGAGTTTAAAGAAGCCAACGGTAGCATCTAGTTTGAAGTTGACATCCCACTTAGGCCAACCAGAAAAGGCAGATACCATATCTGTATCAAGGAGTCCAAGATTATCCCAAGTGGACCCATTGAAGATTTCAATTCTTTGAGTTGACGCAGCAGCAGTAGATGTCTCTACAGTAACGAGACGAAATAGGTCTTGAGTAGGACCAGAGAGTGTCAGGTAAGCACGATCGGCAGATTGTCGGACACTGTTTTCATAGTTAAAAGACATCCAAAATTCTGTATATGCAGGTGTGGAGATATCGAATTCAATTTGTCCACCAATGGCATCGTATCTCAGAACATGTTGTATCAGAAGGCCACTGCCAATAAATGAACCGCCAGCGGCATCAAAAGAAACAGAGACTCCCGTATTACTGCTGGCCTGAGCAGGAATGTCTGTGAATATATAGTCTATAGCCATGTTGTAAGTTCCTTTATTTTATGGAGCGCGAAGCAGCACATAGCGTGCTATTGATTTTACTATTGTTGTGTCATGATCGGCTCTGAGAAGAGCATACCGGGCTATTGATCTTACTATTGTTGTGTCAGGATCGGCTTTGAGAAGCGCATACCGGGCTATTGATTTTACAATTACAGCCCCAGTATTCCCAGCTGCTAATATAGCAGACGCAGATACCGAGCTAAGTAATAGACTAATCATGCTAGTGCACCAATTAAACCATAAACATCGCCCCCTTTGGGGACCAGAGTGACTGAACCAAATTCGCCTGCGATGGATAGGTTTCCTGCGAGTGCTTGGATAGTGACCCCGGCTCCAGCTGCGAATGTCACAGCGCCTACACCAGTCTGCTGGAATGTTACGGGTTCAGTTCCTGTAAGGCTGGGTGGAACTGTTATAATAGCTGCCGCACTTACATCATAAAATACATTACCCACAAGATCAGCATTTGTGATAGATGCGTCAGTAGTGATTGTAGTCCCCACGTAGATTTTATCACTATTTACCCACTCTGTGCCGTTTAAGGTGGCATTAGTTGCAAGAATCTGTCCGGCAGTGCCGTACCCAACAGGAGTATCAGTTAGTGCAGTAAGAACAGTTACGCCTGATTCAGCAACCCAGTCATAGTCTGAGCCAGTCCACGACAGAATCTCGCCCGCCCCTGCCGCGCCAGTATTTAGGTGTGCGTCTACGTCAGTCTGCACGATACCCTCGACTGCCTGAGCAACGATCGCAGCGATTTCTTCTGAGAGCGCCTCAGACGCAAGATAGGCATCTCGAAGGTAGTTAACGTGCGATAGAGAAGTTGCGTTCTCGTTATGAGTGAATAGGCCTCCTTTAGAGGCCGACGTTGTGTATCCTGCTGCCATGATGGCCTCCTATTAAATCAGGCCACGCCCGTTGAAGTTCATTTGAATTGTACCACCAGTTGCGTTACGACGAACATCTTCATCATTGAGCTGTGAGATTTCTTCTACGAACCGTTCTTTGTACTTCTGCGCTTGGTCGTCTTCTTGAAGATAAGCGAAGGCCTCTGCGAGACCACCATAGATTAGAAGCTTTTCATTCTCGTTGAGAAGCCAATGATTTGGGATTTTCCCGATGAACTTTATAACGCCTGTAGCAGGATCAACTGCGGTCAACAAGGTATCGACTGCTGTGTTTCCAACTGCGAACACAGTATCAGTAAGCGGTGGGTTCTCGATAACGGGATCTCCGTTGTTATCTAGAATCTGAAGAAATCCCTCACCGAATGCTGCTGCTCCTGCTTGAGTCTCTGCTAGTTCAATGAACGAACTTGAAGCATCGAAGTTAGCAGCCTCTACTGTGTATAGAGCGTCTAACGCTGCAAGACGGCGATAGTAATAAAGCTCAACATACGTCTCTGAACTACTAAATTCACCGGCTATCGTTCCCACTTGAGTTGTGATATAGATGCGGTTTCCTTTGCGTGTCCATCCATTATAAGCGTTGACTCGCTCGGACTCCGGATTGAAGAATGTACGTACATCTACTTTCGAATCGAGGACACGGACAGTCTTACCTTCAGAGTTTGTTGTGCGTATTTTGATTACTTCAATCAAATCAGCAGGCACACCGAAAGATGTAACTGTAAGCCCACCGATCGAGGGTTCTGGAACAAGTTCACCGAGTCCGGTGAAAAGAGCGGTGCACTCTAGGGGTGGAACACGTAATGTGCGATAGGCATCATCGGCGGCCCATCGTATACAGTCTTGTACGATAGTATCACTGATAACGTCCGTATCGCGGTTCAACCAATCCCGAACGCGAATAACTAGTTCGCTAAATGTGTCAGCCATTATATGACCTCCTTAGGTTGACAGGAGGTAAGGATATTCCTGTCGAATGATTATCATGAACTTTGCAAGACTATCCTTATCATGCATGAACGTCGGGGAGTGGAGATCTAGGCCCCACTTGTCTTTAATATCTATAGCTACGATATCAGGAACTGTTGCGAACTTCTTCATACTGTTTGGTCCAGTCTTTTGAAGTTCTCTGTCTATCTTTGCCTGTTCAATGAAAGGCGTAACATCTTGAGACACACTCCATGTATGCTCTCCGCCAACCGTTCCTGATTCGTACTCGAAAGTCCCTGTCATAGACGTGCGCTTGTCTTGACTAGGTTTAACTCTCCACTTTGCCATGTCCTCTTCTCCTTATATTATACTGTGTGCTTTACAAAGCGACCAGTCTTGCTCACGTGTCCTAGCTGTGCTGCTGATACAACAACGTTTGTTGCTCCTACAGTCCAGTAAACGTCTGCGATGGAATATCCACCCGCAGCATTTGCAGCTACCGTCCAAACACATGATTCAGCCGGTATAGTGTATACGTCGGTAACTAGGTTTGTTGTCACACCAAAGTGGTCCGCTGGTAGTGTTCCTTGAATTACATACATCATTCTTTCTCCTAACAATGTGAAATAAAATAGGGGAGAAGGAGAAAACTCTCCCTCTCCCCAGAGGTCTATTTAGACCAAGTTATAGATAGCGCCACAGCCTTTAGGGTTCTTAACCTCAAGTGTGCACTCTTCTACGAACATACCGGCAGTAGAGTCACCCTTCTGGCCGACTTCAACTTCCTGCATAGGACGCAAGGTAGCAACTGCAAACCACATTGGATCATAGATCAATGCGGAGGAGTTACCCCAGTTAGCTGCGTTACCAGCACCACCGCCGAACGCGCCAACAGCTGGTGCGTTAAGACCCATGATGTAGTTAGGAACAACCATCAGTTCACCGAAGTCAGACATGTAGATGTCTACGGACTGACGAAGCTTACCGTCTGCGTCGATGTTACGACGGACGTTAGTCTCAGTCTGCATCAAGTCAGAGAAGTCACGACGAAGCTTTGGAGACAGCATGATCTTAGATGCCTTGCCGCCTTCTTCGTAGATACCCTGCATGACTGCGTCAACGTCAGACAAAGCCAACGCGCCACGATCTTCTTCGTTAGCAAGTGTGATAACGCCTGTACCGTCGGACGAACCAGCGGAAACAGAACCACCTGTACCTGCGAAGGAAGCAGTAGAGCTATCGTTGATGAAAGCCTGATAGCCACCCATAGTACGGGCGTTAGGGTTACCGGAAGTACCGGCTGCGTTAGAAACGTTGCCTGTGTTCACGATATCATGCTCGATGTCACGGCGCATTTCTGTGCCACGCTTCTTGAGCTGATAAGCGTACTCATCTGCAACACCAGCTTGGTCAACCGCACGGCGTGTACCACTTACAGCAATTGTCTTACCGTTGATTTGTGTGTAGTTGCCGAGACGTGTACGAGTAGCACCACCAACAGCAAATACAGAACCAACAGTCGGAGTAGCCGCCGGGGATACATCTGCAAGACCGCTACCATCAGGAGCAATATAGTCCTGACCTTCACCGATCCGGGAGTCACCTGGTGTGTTCAGCTCGTCAGTCTGCCATTCATGGTAGATTGCTTTAGCTTTTGTTTTGCCAATCGAAGACAAGAACGGAGTCTCGTCACGAGTGATCATTGTAATGAAGTTCGCAAGGTCTTCACGCTGAGAAACGTTAGCACCAGTTCCGCGAATCGGGCCGCCTGGACCGGCTGTACCGCGTCCACCAATTGTAGTTGTCATAGTAAAATACTCCTAGAGTTTTATCGTTGATTTAGAGATTTGCTTGCAAAATCACGCAAGAATGCCATTTGATCTTCGTCGCTCGAGTTCTCTCGGAACGCGCGAGCTTTACGCATATCTTCAGCATTCTGCTTTTTGTTGGCAGGTGTCTTAGACTTCTTAACAGGGATTGCCTTCTTTGCTGGGGCCGCTTTACGTTTTGCTGTTCCCTTGTTAACGCCTTGTTTCAGGCGACGATAATCATCAATGAACTTGACGACCATAGGATCGACTACAGAGCTGAGGAGGCCTTCCTCAATCCCTTCTTCGATAGCAAAGTCCCGAATAGACATAGCGACTTCGTCACTAAAATCCGGAATCAGAGATGGGATAGTCTCGGAGAATGAAGCGAGCTGTTGCTGTAATAGCATATCAGCATCTTCTTTCTTCTTGGACTCCCACTTCTCTTGCATACCCTCACGGTTACGTCGCGCTTCCCAGTACTCTGATTGAGTCTGCTCACGCTTGTCTTTTAGGTCATTGATTTCATACGTGTTACCATCTTGCCGAGCCTTCTTAATTTGGGCTTCGATCTCGTGGAATTCTTTTGCTTTAACCTGCTCAGCACCCATGAGAACAGCGTTTGAAAGTTCAGAAGCTTTATCAAGCTCCTGCATACGTTCACTGCGTTCTTCTTCTAGTGCCTTACGTGCTTCGCCTAGTTCGCGACCTTGCTTTGAGAGGTGTGCATCAGTCTGGAATCCTTTTAACAGATCCCCGAAAGACACGGCACGTTCTTCACCGTCAATTTTGACCATGACCTTCGCGTCCAGATCGAGATCTTCGGAGGTAAAAACTGTATCGTCTTGGGTAGCGGACTCATCGTCGGCATCCTCATCTACGTCTTCATCTTCGTCAAACTCGCTCTCCTCTTCACTAACGTCTTCATCTGCATCGTCGTCTTCATATGCAGAGTCATCCGGAACCTCAACAAATTCGTCCTCATCTGGTAGCGGCACATCGTTCGGACCCTTTAGAAATTCGGATCCACGAAGTACGGCATCAAGGAGTGATTGTTCCGTCGGTTCAGCTGCGGGCATATCATCCATTGCGGGTAGAGTACCTGTTGCTTTTGTTGTCATCTAATTATCCCTCCACACTCTTTTTAACTTGCTTTGGAACTACCACGGGCTCAACATGTTTGGTGAGCATTTCGGTGTAGCGATCTGCAAGCTCGTAAAGAGCATGAATAGAATGTACGTTAACTTTCGCCTTACCAGCAGAGCGCATAGCATCATACTCGAGTAAGTTGATCATCTGCTCTACGTTCTTCAGTAGAGTAGTGTAGTTAATAATTTGATTAGCCATTGTCCTCGGTTCCTTCCATGTAAGGTAGATTTCGTCCGTACATCTCGTACTGGATCATTTTTGCTTTGACATCGCCTAGCGCTAACGCTGAGTTATAGATAAACTCTCGCGTCTTAGCTTCATGTGGGTCTGTCTTAAGCCACTGAATGAAGTACTGCACGAGGATATCCCCGTAAGCACTTTCAAAAAACATCTCACGTTCGCGACTAGAGAAGGCTGCGTTTACTAGCGCTTCTTTAGCCGCGGCGTCGGGATGCATCTTTTTGGGATCGAGCCTCTTCTCGGCCGACTTCCGATACTTATCCATTTAGTTTCCTTACTGATATGGTTGCATCATAAGGTCCTGTTGTCCAGGTCCCTCAGGTTGCTGTTCAGCCATTTCTGGCGTTTGTTGTTGCTCGTTTGCTGCACTCATAAGAGACTTAGCAAGCTGTACAAGCTCTTCGATGCTTGGCTTCACAGGTGGTTGAATACCTTCCTTTGCTGCCTTGATCGCAAGATCTGCCCATTCCTGGTGATGCTTGTCTAACATGATGGCAAGAGAACGCGCGTTGTCTTCAGATGTGTTCCGCGTCTGCGACGAGGTGAACTCAACATTAGCTTCTGCTAGGTTGATGTCTGCATTAACTTTACGCATCTCGAGCTCTTGAGCCATCATAGCTTTCTGAGATTGCTCATCAACGTTCTTAGCTGCCTTCTCTTTGAACTCGTCTGCAGTATAGTCTTCTAGGAAGTCATTACTGTCAAGACCCATAGCTTCAATGAGTTTGGTTGCTAACACGGCTGGGGCTTCTGGTTTGATAACCATGCCTGCGCCTTGTTCATTAAGAGATGGGAGGATCTGAGAACCGACCTGTCCGTACTTTGCGATCAGGTTAGAGTTACTATTCTCACCTAAGTCCAGGAAGATCTCGCAGTCCATATCGCGTGGGAGCTTTCTAACATCTACATCTCGGAAGGTTGAACCGTCTAGATACTTGATGTTACTTTGAAGATGCTCACGCATGGTGCTGTAGATACCTCGGACAAGACGCTTGAGTCCTGTCTCAGCAAACCGACGAGCGATATGTTGGATACGTTGCTGCGATGCAGACTGTACCTGAGACAACTTAGCTTGACTGTTACCAGAGACAAATAACTCATCTTGTAGACCCTGAGCTGCTTTGCTCATGCCTGTCGCTTGCTCTTTGATAACCTGCATATGCTGAAGCAAGGGAACTGTACCTGAGCTGATAGCTTCAGGAGGTAGTTGTGCAACTGCGTTGTTAGGGTTCCCGTTAGTCGGAATGATCTGCTTTGGCTTCATATTCTGAAGAGCAGAGAAATCAACTACATTAGGGTCAGCAAGCTTAGGAGAGTAGTTAGTTAG